TATACCGATGCTGTATTGCAAGAAGTCTGCGATGCTGCCGATGACGTGTTGTTGCCTTTTCTATGGACTAATACGACTCCAGTAATCGGTCACAGCAATACAACCAACACAGGCACTTCATACTTTGCAGATTATGTAAATGACGTGTTCTATGTCGGGCAGACAGTTGTTATCTCTGGCTGTGGATCGAAGCACAATGGCAGCAAGACCATCACAGGCGTTGGCGAAAAGTCAATCACTTACGCAATTACTGGCAATAACAACACAGCAACTACTTATCACCCAATCAACCCTTATGGCACAGTTGCAGCAGATACCTATGTGGATTACACAACTATCTCAGCCATTCAGGAAGCAAGCCTAATGATTTCGGTGGCTATCTATCAGGCTCGCCAAGCACCAACTGGTCAAGGCGTATCTATTGACGGCTATGCACCAAGCCCATACACAATGTCTAATCAGCTCATGGCTCGCATTCGAGGACTCATTGCGCCTTATATCGCGCCTAACTCAATGGTGGGCTAATGGCATCCATCACAACCCTACGCAGCACAATAGCGGCCGCACTTACTGATAACACCAAATACTCGGTGTTCAGTTTTCCACCTGCTACCCCTATTGCTAACAGCGTTATCGTCAGCCCTGCCGATCCATACTTAACGCCTAACAACAACCAGTATTCCACTATCTCACCATTGGCTAATTTCAAGATAACTATTCTTGTGCCATTGCTTGATAATCAAGGCAACCTTGCTGGCATCGAGGACGACATTGTTCGCGTCTTTCAGTTGCTCGCAGCATCCTCAATATCTTTTCAAGTTAATGCAGTCAGCGCACCAGCGATTCTGAATGCACCTACAGGCGATTTGCTTACCTGCGACATTGCAGTAAGCACTTTAACGGAATGGAGCTAATCGAATGGACGATTGGACAAAGGAACAAGCCGACTTCCTAGCGAAAATCGGTCAGCTTCCACCAGCAGCACCAGCACCAAAACCAACCACAAAGAAAGACGAGGAATAACCTAAATGGCAGTATTTCTAAACAACAAGGTCGGCGTTAAGGTTAATTCAGTCGATCTATCAGACCACGTTACATCTGTAACACTCAACCGCACCTTCGATGAACTCGAAGTAACAGCAATGGGCGATTCAGGACACAAGTTCGTCAAGGGCTTGGAAGCATCATCTGTAACCATTGACTTCCTCAACGACACAGCATCAGCTAACGTCTTGCAGACACTTCAGGCTGCATGGGGAACAAACGTCACAGTTGTATTCCTTCAGGACAAGGGAACAGCAGTTTCAGCAACCAACCCTCTTTACACAATGACCTGCCTTGTGAACAACACAACCGATATTAACGGCGCAGTTGGTGATCTAGGCACACAGTCAGTTACTTGGAACGTCTCTGGTACAGTTGCAGTAGCAACCACAGGCACATTCTAGTAAGGAGATAAAGGGCTATGGCTAAACTCAAAATAACAAGGGCTGACGGACAGGTGCAGGAGTATGAAATAACTCCGCTCCTTGAGTATTCCTTTGAGCAATACGCCAAAAAAGGATTTCACAAAGCGTTGATTGAGGATTCTAAGCAATCTGATATCTACTGGCTTTGCTGGGATGCAATTAGACGTTCGGGTGAGACTGTCAAGCCTTTTGGCGAGGACTTTATCGCAACGCTGAGAAGTGTTGAGGTATTAGAGTCCGACCCTTTAGGCTAGATCGAGACTCCCTCACCTATCTCGCAACTAGATTAAGTTACGAGTATGGAGTCTCTTTTGAAAGCATCGTGGGACTTTCTCCGATGGCTTTCAAAGCTCATATACAGGTATTGAAGGACATAGCGAAGGAGCAGCGTGATTCGATTAGAAATTCGCGGAAACGCTGACCTACGCAAAGCAATGCGGCGATTTACGCCAGACCTTGAAAAGTCATTAAAAAAAGAAATAGGCGATGCCTTGCGCCCAGTTGTTCGTGAGGCTAAAAGTTATGTTCCTGCTGTCTCACCAATGTCGGGTTGGCAAGCCAGAGCCTTTAGCGAAGGTTCATTTCCGATGTATAACGCATCAACCATTAAGGCTGGCATTCGTTATTCATCTACGCCTAGCAAAATAAATAGCAATGGTTTCAGCTCAATGGCAAGTGTGCAGAACAACAGTCGAGTAGGTTCTATCTATGAGGGCGCTGGTAGGGCAAACCCTAACGGACAACAATGGGTTGGTCGCAAGGGAAGCGCGGGTAATCGGTACAGCCATTCCAACAATCCTAAAGCTGGAGAGCAGTTTATTAAAAACTTGCCACCATTGGTGGGCAGTCTCAAGGGTCGCGGTCGTTTGATTTATCGCGCTTGGGCAAACAATAAAGGCAAAGCAGAAGGCGCAGTCAATAAAGCCATTGACGTAGCAGTCACAGAATTCAGAAAAAGAATGAACGACAGTATTAGGAAGGCGGCATAATGGCAGTCATTCGCGAGGAAATTAAAATTGCCTCATCCGCTGACACGCGAGGTTTCAAGAAAGCCGAGACTGCTGCCGCCAAACTTAACAAGTCACTCAAAGTCTTAGGTTTAAGCCTTTCAGCAGTAGCGGTTGCAGATTTCGGCAAAACCTCATTAAAGGCATTCCTAGACGATGAGAAGGCTGCTACCAAACTGGCTTTGGCAGTCAAAAATCTTGGCATGGAATTTGCCAACCCTTATGTGGCAGATTACATAAACAACCTTGAACAAACCGCCAAAATAGCTGATGATGAACTGCGACCAGCATTTCAAGCTCTATTAAGCACAACTGGATCATTAGCAAAAACTCAATCTATTCTTAACACAGCTATCGAGGTAAGTCGTGGCTCAGGCGAGGATTTAGCCACAGTTAGCAATGACCTTGCTCAAGCCTATGTGGGCAATACTAAAGGACTCAAAAAGTATTATCTTGGCTTGGATGCAGCAGCTCTAAAGGCAGCCTCATTTACAGATATTCAAAAGATTATGAACGACCAGTTCACAGGTTCAAGTGTTGCCTACCTATCAACCTATTCTGGACAAGTAGGAGTTCTCAGCCTTGCATGGGGCAACTTCCAAGAAAAAGTTGGCGGCACTTTGCTCACATTGGCTTCATTCGGTGATGGCGAAAATGGTGGGCGTTTGAACCTGCTGGCAGTCACATTGGAAAAAATTGGTACAGCCATTGAACTTATAGGCAAAGGCAAGGAAGCCATTGCAGGTTTATTCAACATTACTGGCAAGAATGGTCTATTAAGTAAGTTCAATCCTTACGCGGTTGCTACTCCAGAAAAGCCAAATCAAAAGCCTGAAAACGTACTAGACAAATATAAAAAAGTTCTAGCACAAATTGAGAAAGATCGAGCCAAACAAAATGCGGCTTTGATAGCCAGCAACAAGAAATTAACTGCTGAACAAAAGAAACAGGCAGCACTTAAGAAGGCTGGCACAGTCTTTGACCTTGAGCAGATTCAACTCATTGCAGCTCTTAAAGGTAAGTTATCGGCAGAGGAGCGCCTACGCGTAGAAGCCCAGTTAGCATTGCTGAATCAGAATGACCTATTGGCTCAGCAATTAACCAAGCAGATTCTTATGGCGCAGGATGCCACAGGTGGGCTTTACAAGTATTTTCTAGCCATTGGCGATGCGAAGATTAAGAACCCATTCGCTTTCTTAGACCAATGGTTGATTGACTTCCAAGCCAAATTAAATGCACTTAAATTTCCAACAGCAGGCGCAAATACTCCAACCACAGTTACGTCAAACAATGTGAGTGTCAGCGGAGTTCCAATTGGTAAGGTATGGGATCCAAGTTGGTCGGCTGGTGGTAACAATACTCCAGGTGCATCATTCCCAACAACAAATGTTCCAGATGGAATAACAACCCCTACTGGAAACTTTACTTATGGTGCTGGCAACCCACTATCCAATGTTTATGTTCCACCTGTCATTAACGTAACAGTTCAGGGCAACGTCATCCGCGAGGAAGAACTGATTAACAAGGTTTTAGCAGGAGCGCAACTCTCAAGCCTTTCAGGATCACCTAGCCAAATCGGTAGAATTTCAGGAATGTTCGGGTAATGGCATTACCAGCCCAGATAGCGGTTTCCTTTGACTTTTCCAATGGTGCAACCTTTGGTTACAACGGGTTCGTTATTGGCGACCCTAAGTACGGAATTCTGGGAACTAACACTTTGGGCGATTCATCCTCACCAGAGCCAACAGTTGATTTAACTCCAAACGTTTATCAAATCTGGATTAGCAGGGGTCGCAATATCCAACGCGACCAGTATGAAGCAGGGCAATGCACAGTTCGTGTCCTCGATCCATTGTCTTACTTCAACCCACAAAACACATCCAGCCCTTATTACGGCAAACTTGTGCCATTGCGTAAAGTGCGTGTATCAGCTACAACTGCCACAACTCAAAAATATTTATTCTCTGGATATGTCATTTCATACAATTATTACTATCCAGTTAATCAGGAAACTGGTTATGTGGATATTGTCTGCCAAGATGCTTTTCGACTATTCAACATGGCTAACGTGGCTACCATTGCCAGCACTCCAGCAGGACAGGACACAGGCACACGCATTGGCAAGATACTCGACCAAGTCTCATTCCCATCCTCGATGCGTACTATCGCCACAGGTTCCAACACTTGCGTAGCAGACCCAGCAACAACACGCACAAGCCTTGCAGCCATCAAGAACGCAGAATTTAGCGAGACTGGGGCTTTCTATATGGATGGCTCAGGAACGGCTGTATTTAAGTCCAGAGCGCAGGTCATGGCTTCTCTAGCTGCTACACCAACCGCGTTCAACCAGACAGGCGGCATTCCATACAAGAACGTCAAATACGCCTTTGACGATAAGCTCATCATTAACACAGCAACCTTTGGTCGTGTTGGCGGTACTCCAGTTACAGTCACCAACACAGATTCGGTCAATAAGTATTTCCCACACAGCATTTCACAGACTGACCTTGTGGCAGAAACCGATGCCATTGTGGAGAACATTGCTCGCGAATATGTGGCTACCCGTCAAGAAACCACCATCCGCATTGACGAACTGGAAGTGGACTTACTCGATCCAGCAGTACCAACCGACACAATGATTGGCTTGGACTATTTCAGCAATCTACTTATTACCAATGTGCAGCCCGATGGCAGCACCATTGTTAAGAACCTGCAATATCAGGGAATCAGTTGGGACATTACGCCTAACAAGATGACCGCAAAGATTACGACTCTTGAACCAATAGCCGATGGGTTCATAGTCGGAAGTTCGTATTACGGTATAATCGGCACTAATACATTGGGATACTAGGAGAATCATGGCATCAGGACTACCAGCAGCCACAGGAGACGTTTTAACAGCCGCCACAGTCAATGGCTTGGTGAGCTTTAGCACAACCACACAGACAGCCGATTACACCCCAGTATCAGCCGATCAGTACCAAATGCTTGTCCTCATGAACAAGGCAACCGCTGTGAACTTCACAATCCCAACCAATGCCTCAGTAGCATTCCCAGTAGGCACAGCCATCACAGTCCTCAACATTGGCGCTGGCACTTGCACCATCAAGGCAGTTACCTCAGGCACAACCACAGTTTTATCAGCTGGAGCCACAGCAGCTCAGCCAACACTTGCTCAATATAAGAGCGCAGTCTGTATCAAGACTGCAACCGACACTTGGTATGTAGTAGGCGCAATTGCTTAATTT